ACTGTTCCAAAGGAGACGGTTGTACTCAGAGACAGGATCTTTCTGTCCTAGGGTGGTCAGGCTATTTTCGATATACCAACCTCCGGGTCCTTGGAAGGCGTGAGACCACACCTTCGCCCAAGGGAGTTCTTCTCCATCGGGAGCGGGCAAGAATCGGATGACGGCATAACCATTGCCTGCCTTATCGACTTCGAGTTTCCACAGACGTTCGTCTGTGTTACCAGATCCGCTGGTATTCATCTTCTCAATCTCTTTGGTCAACTTAGAAGTCAGAGAACCAAGTCGAGATTGCTTTTTGAGGTCTGCAAAAGACATATTGGATTAGATTCGGTGGATTAGTAAGATTGTCACCGCTTACATAATATAGCGGTTTATTTATCCCCTGTCAAGGAATCCAATACTACATGTCCAACATGTCAAAGTTGTATTGCATGATAATGCCTGCCAGACGGGTCTTCAGGAGGTGAAGGTACTCTTGCTCCTCCGGAGGTCTGGCAGGTGAACCTGGCCACATTTTGATTGAATAGTTTATATGGTCATATAACATTCTACACTCATTTATACCCAAATTCATACTTGCATACCAATCCCCTTCAAACAAAGGGTACTCGTTTGCATCTTCGCCAATCATTGATTTGAACTAAAATGCTTTGCTCGATACCAATAGTACCATTTCTGCACTCTTTTCTTTGCTTTCATATGCGTTGGGTCACGTGCCCACTCTCGCACATCATCCTCAGTTTTCCACTGACTGATGGTAATTTCAATGCCATCAACCATTTCACTCTGCATGTCAATAAACCCTGGAATCTTTCGTGCACTATCCATTAGGGTCTCATTGTATGCTTCGTACTCTTCAGTAAATTCCTTTACTTTCCCGACGAATAAAACAGAGATCATATCAATCAATAAAAAACTATTTATTGATGTGATCAAAAATAATATCTGCCCAATATTGATGACCCTCTGGACTTAGATGCATACCATATGATGCCGTAGGGACACCCTCTTTATTCCTAACCTCAAAATATTCTCCTGGAGGGCAGAAACCAGGAAAGTTTGACAAATACTTATAATTATCTGGGGTTTTCAAAAGTGAATCAAATCCCAATCTATCATCTACAATAAGATCTGGAGGGAGACTACGTCCATAATTAGTGTCCTCAAAATTATCACGGACCATAAAAATTTTATATGGAATATTATGGGACTGGAAAATTCCAGACATTGCCCATAGTGCTTGCCACGTTCCCACATCATAATATTCATCTCTACATTTAGATATATTCCTATAAAAATCCTTTATCATTTTTCCCTCTCTTTTTATTTCATCATTTAGTGTATACTGATTTTCCGACAGATCTCCCATGGTAGCAGTTGTTCTTAGTTTCTTGTAAGTGTAAGCGGCATTTAGATATCCACCCCCCTCAAAATAATAATCTGATAGTTCTCCACTGGATGAATACATTGAATTCATCAAATCAAAAGGATAACGGAGGTCATATAAATGTTTACCCCTAGAGGGCACAAAACCTCTATCAGCGAATGTAAGTTGAACTACCGCATATTCTACTTCTTCTCTTTTTTTACGATTTGAAAAATATCTTCCCATGTCAGTTGACATTGAATGATTAGAGTTGCCAGGTCTTGATACACAAACCTCTTCAAGTCCCATTTTCTCAGCAAGAAGTGCTCCCCATCTATGAGATCTTCGATATTCATTACACTCTAGATCATGAAATGAATCTAAAAAAACTTTATCACACACATCACTCTCTCCCTCAATAATATAACTTTTAGGTATACCGACCGATGAATCTCTATGAATAGGGACAGTCATAGACTCTACATCAGACTTTCTAAATGCATACATTTGAGATAATTCTAACCCATAAGTAAGGGAACACCCCACACTTAGAAGTTTTCCCATTATCTTTTGAGTTGTGTTTGCATTAGATTCAGTGTGTTCTTCATGTTGCCGAAGATAGTATTCATATCCGAAACACCAAACCCAATTTGTTTGGCAGACTCTTGAATCTTTTTCTTCATATCAACTGCTTCAGGGTCCTCTGAGTAGGAGACTCTAGTCCACATAATCTGCTGTTTCTCCAGCAGTTCCTTCAAAGTTTCAATGTGCTCCCACTTAGCATCATCAGACATAGCAGGGAACTGCATAATGACATTATACAGATCCTTCTGTATCTCATAGATGTCCTCCATTTCACGGCGGACATTATCGCTTTCAAAAAAGTTGCTCATTGGAGTTGATCGTTTACTTCAGTAATTACTTGTTTACGATACTTTTCTTTATCAATATTTAGAAATGGCAAATACTTCTTGACCTTCATACCAATCTGATGCCACACAGGGTCATCTATTTTCTTGTCGTAGTCTTTGCAGTACCCAAACAATTTCTCATAGATTACTACCTCCTCAATACTAAGGTTACCTCCCAAGTATTCCTTGAGTAGTGGAGGATGTCCATCTTTAGGTTCCAAAAATGTTTGCAACCCATACTGCTCCAACATGGTTTTGTTTGTGCTCTTGAAGTTGTAGAACAAACTCTGCTGACGACGCTGCCATGCAACGTAAATGCTCTCACCCCCACGAATAATGTTTCCAATCCACAGACCCTGTGGATTATCGGTGCTTACAAAATTAGCAAGAAAGAAGTTCCTGATATCCTCATCCTTGTACTTCCTTGATGTCTTCTCAAAAAAGTACCTATCTTTCCTCTTGTAGAATGAGTCAAGACTTGCTCTAGACTTACCACCATACACAAAGTAATCATACTTCTCCTTAGAGAAATGATTCTTGTACGCAAGATACTCTTTGTAAGTATCAAACGGTGTCATAGGTTGCTTCATCATGCATTGCGACGTTTTTTTTCAATTTCGCATCCAATTGTGCAGTTGCAGTAAACCACACAGGGTTGCGGGGACACATAGAACAAATCTCATGAGGTTTTTTTACCTCATCAAATGATGCTCGGATGTCATCTGGGGAAGCAGAGATGTCAGTTGGTTTGTACGCCAGGTACTTCTGCCATTCAGGATCATTGAGTTGATCTGTGGCATCCAACGATTCTCTGAGGTAGGAGATCATGGGACACTTCCACAGGTGTCCATTATACAACTGACTATTGGGACACGTGCAGTGTGTAAAGCTTTCTTCAGGATTCCCTTCCTCAAAAGGATAGTATTTGATCTGGTCTTCCTTGATCTCATAACGCACAAGATCAAACCACTGCCTAGGTTTACCATCAAGCAGACGGAATGCCTCACTAAATTCAAGAAAGTTATCAGTGTCCACATCGCGGGACTGGAGATATCTAATAAACTTTGCAGCGTTTTCCCAGTTGGCGGATCCTAACTCAGTAAACCAGGGTTTATGAAATGTTAGTCTGAAGTTGACACCTTTCAACATTTCATCAGCAATCCACTCCTGCTCTTGTATGAGGCGTGAACCATTACTAAACAGTTTTATGTTACAGGTCTGCCCCGTTGCTTCTGCGACCTCTCTAGTGACCTTTACGACCTCTTTGGTGCGGGGTTCAAGTAAAGGTTCTCCCCCAATAATGCTTATATGACTCCAAACATATACTTTTGGTAGAAATTCTTTGATATCTTTTATCAAAGCATCAATATCTACACCACTCTTCATACCAAGAAGACTGCTGTTGTGATTACATGCCCGACAAGCAAGATTGCACCCATTGATAACATGGATACTCAGTAATCTTGTGGTAGGTCGCTCTGACTCAAGAGATGCAATCTCTTCAGGCGTAACCTGTTTGAAGTTAGTTGTCCAGAATCCTTTCTGTGATCTAACAAAGTCCACACTCTCAGATATTCTGTGAAGTTTATCTACAGGTAGATTACTTTTGATCTGAGATAGTTTGAACTCTCTTTTATCCATTTAGATACTAAAGAACTTTGCCCTAGATGTCCTCTTCAAGTAATTTAGGGTCATAGCATTGCCCTTGAGTTTTTCTTTCAAAGGTTTTGTGATGAGATTAGAAACAGATTCAATCTCAATGTTGTTTGACTCGCAGTAAAAACAAATTGCCTCAATGTAATTCATTTCAGCATTGTTTTTTACTATGTTCTCAATGTCATTAGTAAACTTGTCTTGACACAAGAATTTACTTTTCAAAATGGATTTCATTTCAGACTTGGAGTGCTGTGATTTTTTCTTCAACGAATTTCTCGATGTATTGAACAAGAAGTTTCATATATTTCATTTTATCATACTCTTCGTACACTTGCACCTCTCCGTTCTCACATGTCATGATAATGACAAGTTTTTTTACGGGGATACCAGTACGTTCAAAGAACATACAAGCATATCCTGCTGCTTGTACAAAGTAACCTTCAATCCAATCCCTAGGTTTAGGTTTTGCTGATGTTTTGAAGTCAATGATTGCAAGTTCTCCATTGTACTCAGCGATGCAATCTACTGTACCTGCGACTCCAAGTTCCTCGCTGTAGAGACTTTTTTCTAATGCGTATATGTTATTTATATTTTGTAATGTTTTCTTTGCCTGGAGAAATAGCATTTTCGGTCCAGGATTCTTATACTCCACCTCTTTGTTGAGCATAAATGTCTCGATCAACTCGTGACATTCCGTACCTCTACTAGTAGCACGTTTAGTAATGCGGTTTGCTTCCTCATTACCAACACGTTTCCTCCACTCGACAAATTTCTTTGCACTCCAATGAGAAGTGACCGAGGTGATGGACACCATCGGTCGGTCATTGACTGTGTAAAAACGGACTCCTTCAATATTCTTCCGCTGAAGTCGCGGAAGATCACATTCTACATGGTCAAACATCACATACCAAGTTCAATTTTGCTAGTTATATAAGACTTGACAAGTCCAGAGCGAACAATATCGTCAATGCCAAATTCGATTGAATCAAACTCTGACATACGTTGGATAATCTTCATGAAATCTAAGATTCCATTTTTTTCATTGGTCTTGACAAGATCAGTCTGTGCTACATCACCACAGAACATGATCTTAGAACCTTCACCCACACGGGTGATGATGCTGTCAAGTTCGTGGAAATTTAGGTTTTGAGACTCATCTACAATAATAATAGCATCATCCAGCGTGGTGCCACGGATAAAGCTAGTAGACCAAAACGTCACTGATTCCTGTGCTTTCAGATTACCCCAAAGCATTTCAAAGTCACTGTCCGTAGGCATCTCAAACATGTACTTCACCATATTCTTATAAGGAATTTGGTAAAGAGCAGATTTATCCTCGTGGTCGCCAGGAAGAAAACCAATCTCACGGGTTGACACCAGTGACCGAACAAGAACTACCTTGTTATAATGCGTCAAAGGATCAAGCACATCTCTCAATGCCAGGTAAAGAGTGATGAATGTTTTACCAGTACCAGCACACCCATATAGAAATAGGTTTTGATCTTCTCTGTACTTTTGGAATACCGTCTCCTGATTATCTGTAATTGGTAGAATTTCTACCATCGACTCAGAATTGATTGGTTTCTTACGACGCATTTGCTTGGCAGTCATGCCAGCACCAACAGATGAAGAAAGTTTCTTACGACGTGCTGTCATGAGTGTATGGTTTTCTGGGGTTTGACTTTTGAACCAGGAACTTGTGCAACCTTTGATAGAACTTCATTCCATCCGCCATCAGTCCTACTGTAAACATCGCCTGTACCACTAACGGTCATACAGACACCAGCAGACCAATCTTTATCCCAATCGGGATTTTCTTTACGCCACTGATCATAGTCAGCAACTTTCATTGACAATTCCTTTGTTTCTCCGGTAGTCAGATGTTTTACGGGATATGTTGGCATGTGAGGGTAGTTTTGGTTATTTATTTTGAAGGAATAACCTTTCGTTTACTCCGTTCTTGCAGTGCAGCACTGAACTTTATCGGTTTGGCAGTACACATGTTACATACACTTTCTGAGAGTCTACTATTAGTACAGAATTTTGTCAATGCATCATCACTACAATCAACAGGAACACCATCGACAAGATACTCCTGCCACTCAGGATCATTCTGTTGATCAGTCACATATAATAGTTCCCTCAGAAATGCTGTGTTGGGACACTTCCACAGTTTCCCCCCATACAACTGTGCATTAGGACAAGAACAAACCTTGAAACTCTTTGCGGGATTCTTATGCTCGTAAGGATAGACCTTACCATCTCTCTTTTTGATAGAGTTGAACCACCTATCTTTACCAGTATGATGCTCAGTAACAAGAACCTTAGGGTGGTTGAACTCTTTGATAATCTGTTCTACTTCTGGTAGATGAATGCTAATCCTAAGAAATATTTGTGGATTCTCTAAACTCTTTTTGATCCATGCTTCATTCTGTAGGAGCAATAGACCATTGCTATAGAGATAGACAGGAGAATCAGTGTGTGTTGTACATGCATTTACAATCTCCTCACAACGGGGATTTAGTAGTGGTTCGCCACCAATGACGGACACTCTACCTATATTTACTCTAGGCAATAGAGTTGCTATGTCATCAAGCAAACTGTCAGTGTCTACCTTACTACCAGGAGCAAAATAGTTACTGAAATGATTGCATCCCTTACATTGAAGGTTGCAACCAATAGATGCGCTGATATCTAAGATGTCAATTGATGCCATGATATGCCAAATAAGCAGCACCCATGGCAGTGCCTCCATCATTTGCTAGTGGTTCTGCATAGAAACTATGATCAGGAAATCTTCCCAGTGCCTTGTAGTTTGCTACACAATTCAAGAAACATCCTCCTGCAAGGACAATATTTGTTGTAGGTGCCATACGGATCAGTTCTAACACCCTCTCCTCCCACTCTGCCTGCAAAGACTTGGCAGGTTCAGAATTATAAACACTTTTTCCCATAACCTTACCTGCATCCATGTAGTGCCATCCATATTCTATACATGCCTCTTCAAATCTCCTACCAAATCCAATATTATCAGGAGAGAACATGGTCTTATGAATTACCCCCCAGGTGGGAGCAAAGAAAATAGATTCTATCTCTAAACCTTCAGGTGTTTTTGATCCATTAGAGTCAACCACAATACAAGTGGCAGTTTCAAATCCTGAGTTGTAGAAACCACATGCAGCGTGTGTCATATGGTGCTTTTTTCTGTAGTCATACAGTGTAGCACCAGGAAACTTTCTCTTGACAGCAGACAACATCTTGATGTTATCAACCTGCTTGTTACCACGTTTCCAAAAGGAATCTGCTAAAGCAATATGATCTATTCCCTCAGGTAACATATCAAGTAGAGACCTGATATCATAGTCATACTTTACATAGGAAACACGCTCTGCCTCCAGATACCAAACAGGTTTACCATCCTCAAGTAGACAAGCAGATCCGTTATTAGACAGGTTCAACCCTAGGAGCAAATTTTTTGCCCGAGTTTTTTTCCCACTTTTTCGTAAATGAAAAGTCATTTTCGCACTATCTTTCCGACCTCTGGAAAGTATAGGTATGGTATGTCAGACTCATAGAATGTTTTGAATGCATCCTGCGGAGACTCTACTAATGGTTCACCTGCCAGGTTGAATGAGGTGTTGAACAGCATTGGGATGCCTGTCTTGTCCCAAAATGCATGGATTAGTTTGTAGTAGTGCTCGTTCTGTTTCTCAGTAACAGTTTGAATACGACAAGTCTTATCAATATGCAGGACACCTGGAATCAAATGCCAACTAACTGGACGTGCATCCATGGCATACATCATGAACGGTGACTCATCAAGTCCACGCATGTCAAACCAATCGTTTGCATATTCAAGCATGACACTGGCAGCAAATGGTCTCCAGTGCTCACGCTTTTTGATTAGGTTGACGGTCTTCTGTGCCTCATGATCACGAGGATCATACAACAAAGATCTATTTCCAAGAGCACGAGGACCTGCCTCTGATCTCCCTTGGAACATTGCAACTACTTTTTTATCTGCGATGATG